ATCTCAATTTGTATCTTTGCAGAACAGTAACTACATTTTCACTAACAATAAGTGGTGTGAGGTACTGAGAATTGAGTGGATTGATGAGAAAAGTGATGCAAAAATCACATACAAAGAGCCACTTGATTGGGCAAATGGTAAGGTATTTTTAGATAAGATAAACTAATGACACAGGATCAAGTAAATCAACTCAAGGCAATGTCTGAAAGCCTTGCTAATTCACTTCAAGGGGTGTTAACAATGGCACACATGGCAGTAAAAGAGGTGGCAAAAGATAACCCTGAGCAGGCAGATGAGTTACTGCGTGACTTATCAGAGGCACAACAGGCAAAAGACATGAGTCAAATCAATAATTTAATTAACAAGTATGCCAATTACAATAAGCAGTAAGTCATTTGAGGATATGTTCTCAAATAGTCTGAACTTTTATCAGGCTAATGCAGGTGATAAGCAGGTTTTTACCTGTGATATTACAGAAAATATCTCAATTATTGAGACACCGGCCATTGTATTGAGCTACTTTGCAGGTCAAAATCAGATAAGTATATCCGGTGCAAGTTTTTTGTCAGAGGGATTTGAGGCAGGTGATGAGATTGAGGTAATTATTTACAACTCAAATGGTAATGTACATCACACAAACACTGTTAACATAGTAAGTGTGACATCTAACTCAATGATTGTTGATGCATTGTTGACATGGAAGAGTTCAACTCAATATGTTTACATCATAGCAAAGCAAAAAGGTGGCTCAAAGCGTAATGGATTAGAACTTAACTTGAATTTCATAACACAAACAGGAACACTAACACCAAACAGCTTAATAGATGGCTCAGTAAACAGGATATTATTTGATCTTACAGGCACTATCAATGGTCAAGTAGTGATTGGTACACAGGTAAACATCAAGTCAGGACAGTATGCTGTGAGTGCATTCATTACAGATAACACAACATACCCTAACAAAACACGTAGTTATGAACTCACAGTTGAGTTTATTCAAGGCGGTGCAATGTTGGAGTCAAGTTTTGATTTTGGTGGCTGTCTAAGACCTTATTTTGGCTTAGTATGGCAGCGTACTTTTGGCAATCCTAACAATAATACTACCTATGTTATTTGTGATAATGCAGATACAGGATGGTATGACCAACCATTCAACTCTGGAGTCATTGATGCAACATTAGTTACAGGTATCTCAGCATTGGAATTCAACACAGTACAAACAGGGCAGATTGTAATTGATTCTGCAAGTACTGACTTTGGATTCGGAGCAGGATACATGCCAACAGATGCAACATATTATAAGAACCAACCAATAGATCAGAGTGAGTTAAGCATGTTTGTTGAGACAACAACAAGTGCGGCTCCGATATTATTAACAGCTCCATCAAATCCAAGTGGAGCATCTTACACATTAGAGTTCAGCAACCCTGTGACAGTTGGAACACAAACCACATGGGATTGGGAGTTTACACCTAATGCCGCATTCATTACTTTTATGGATGGCAGGAGCGTAAATGATAGGTTATTTTACATTTGGGCCAAGTATGGAACAGTTAACCTGTTGTTATTTGAGGACCAACTAACTGAGCAACCACCTGCACCGGGTGTGTTAGACATGCCGGTTCATAGATTTGTTGACCATTCACAAAACTATGCAGATGATAATGTGACTAAGTTAGGATTTGAAGGTAATGTCGAGGATGACATTGCATTCATTGGTAAGTTTTTAGTACCTATCAATGCTGATATACGATATGCTAAGGCTGAGATTTGGTCAGTTAATGCAGTGACAAATGAGGAGTTTCTATTAAACAGCTCTTATTTTGACTTTGCAGGTGTGCCAAAAGTAGGTGGATATTATCCTGTTAATCAATCTCAAAGTGTTATAACAACTTTGCCATCAACATCTGAGAAGTTGACAGCTCAACTTGAAAGGGATTCATACATAGATACGATTACTCACTATGGTATGAGAATATACTTACCATTCTTTTACAGCTGGCAGTATTGGATTGCACAGCCTAATGCTAATGCATTCTTTTTTCCTAACAAACAAACACGTAACTGGGTACCTTATGGAACTGAAACAGATTGGAAGTTACAGCTCAGAGTTACTGTTGATATCAATGAGTTAGATCACATCTACAGTGAGAATATTGTAATCAAAGACTACGATTCAGACCCTAACATTAATCAAACAATGACACTGCAAGTGGTGAGCACAGCTCAGAACGTGGGAGTAATTGTTGAGGGTGAGCTGCACTATGTGGTAGCTACTCACTTATTGACTACAGGTGATTGGGATCAGTCAACTGTTTGGGGTATGATTACCATTGAGCCAACAGAGGCATCACCTCGCTGGATATGTTCAACGGTTGTTCCATATGATAATAACTTAGCTAATCCATTGACTCCGATTACAGGACTGTATGCAGACCTAACATTCTCTGCACCTAATTTGGCTGTGATTACTTGCTATTTTAATCCTAATAATGTTAACCTATCCAATGGAGTTAAATTTACATCTAAAATAAAGGGCTGTTATGTGTGATTGTTTAAATATTTCGTTTCAATCTGGTACTTATCCTGTATTAACATTTGAGGTTGATGCATCAGGTACGTATAATGGTTTCAATACTTATGAGTTCACTTACTTTGGTAACACATATTACATATGGTTTGATGGAGCTGATACATGGTACATGACAAATCTTGTTGGTGGTGGCACTTATATCGATAGTTTGAAGTCAACTGATCCATGTCCATTAGGTGATAGTATTGAATGGCTATCATTTGCTGTATCAACTCAAACAACTGAGTGTGAATGTGCTAAGAATGAGGATAGAATGTTCTTTGATTACAAGTCTATTAAGATACCAGGTGTTTGCCCTCCACAGGATAGAGGCTTTGAGGAGTGTTGTTGTGAGGAGTTGGTCCTTGCTAAGTCAACATCCAACAGTTGGGAGACAGATAAAACAAGTGCATGGATTAAGTTAAGTGATCCTGCAGATACAGTGACCTTTGAGCTATACAAAGATGGGGTGTTGACAACTTACACACCAACAGCGGTTGCATTTCCTAATGAGCCTAATGCATACTATACAACCATTGAGTGGATAGATGTACTTACATCGGATGGGATTGGATGCTATGAGTTAAAGGTAGTCTATGATATATCTGGTATTACAGGGATTATATCATGGGGTAAGTATAGATTGTTACCATTCACAATACAGAATGCCATTGCAACTGCCAGGATAAGAGCTAACTTTGATGGATACCATGAGATTGAGCAGATTGATTTCACAGGGTCAGGCATTGAGAGTACTTACAGATTCAATGGATTCATAGGCAACAGGCAACCTAACACTGAGATAGATAACATTATCTATAACAATAGAGAAATGAAACGTGTGATCAGAGAAAATCTGAATGAGTATGAGATACTTGTTGACCCTTCATTAAAGTGTGTTACTAAGCCATTGGTTGACCTGTATCTATTGAGTGAGAATGAGTTGTATATCAGTGACTACAATGCTCACAACCATGACTATTGTATCAATGATTTGCCTGTGATAGTGAGCTCAAGTCCTGAGTTAACATACTATGATTTCGCACGTAAAGCATCTTTGAAGTGTGTGGTAAGTGATAAATTTAAGAACAAAAGAACCTACTACTAAAAAGTAAAGTAAATAAAATATAAATTTGTAAAAAATAAAAATTATGGCATCTCCAACAGTTTCTGCAATGAGTAATAAAAATGGCAATGATTCAGTCCTATCTGCATCTAATGGAACATTTGTATTGAATAGTACATCTGTTTACAATGCATTTAACTTTAAAGCTATTGTTGTTTTGGAGGATACTGTATTTGCATCCATTAAACATACATTAGTCAATACAGATGTTAGATCAACTTACTTAGGTACTGTTGCTGGCACTGTGAAAGCAGGTGCAATTATAAGACCTTTGGATAATAAAACATTTGGCTCAGTTCAATTAACATCTGGATCTGTTAATATTGTTCTATGATAAGTGCATTAAATTTCAAGATTGGTGGCGGTGGGGCAGCTCCCACACCTGCACCTGTTGGTGCAACCTTAATGAAAACAGGTCAAACAACATCATACAGAACAGGTGATGATGGTGATATTGAGGCAGGGAGAGCAACATCATTCACAGTCTTAGCAAGCAATAATCCATTTGGTAACACCAATAGATTTACTGATACATTGGGAGGCACAGCTTATGCTAACAATATTGTACTTGACTGGAGTACGTATAACGGAACTACAGTTTTAGGGTGGCATAGATTAGCTATGCCAACTGTTGGAACTTACACATGGAACCAAGCTATTGACAATGCTTTGACTTTTACAAATGGATCTTTCACTACGGGTTGGAAGTTAGCAAATATTGCTGAATATTTTAGCTTATTTAATTGGGCAAACACGCCAGCAAATAAATTGAATTATGCACCTTTTACTTTGATTGGTGACTTTTGGAGTAGTACAACTACAGATGGGTCAGTAAACGCATATTATGTTGTAAATTCAACTACCTTACATATTTTTACAACAGGTAAAACTGCAGGCATAAAAGCATTATTTAATAGAACGTTTACAGTAACAGGAACAACTTTATCTTAATATAAAAAAAAATGGCAACTTATAAATTCCCTCAATTCAACGTTGAAATAGTTAACCCAAAGGTTACGGTTACAACAGTAATTGATAATATCATTGACAAAGTTTGTACAGCAAATGTTATCCTTGAAACTCCTTCAACAAACTTTGGAGTTAGCTTTGATGGTTATACATATCAAAGTGATTGGAATGACCAGGACATTATTGATTGGGTTAATAATGTAGAACTACCAAAATACGAAGTGAAGTGAAAATGATACCTATAACTCAATTCTTAGAAATAATTAAAAAGCAGGGAGCAACAGGAGTACTTGCAATTTGGCTGGCTTACACACACTTTGAGGTGCAAGATGTTAAAGAACGATTATACAACTGTTTAGATGCAAGAGAGGCAATAAACAGAAAGCCATTACAACAGGCTCCCATTGAGAAAAAAGATACACTTGCAATACTTGAAGATAAAAAGCGTAAATTAGCAAAAATTTAAGTATGAAACTAACAACTAACTTTGATCTATCTGAGTTCAATAAGCACAACTTTACTATCTCAGATACAGTATTTCAGAACATCTTTGCACTGGCTAAGAATTTACAAGTGTTGAGAGATGAGGTAAAGAAACCAATCAAGATCACAAGCGGATACAGATCACCTGAGCACAATGCAAAGGTTGGCGGTGTAAAATCCTCACGTCATATTACAGGTGAGGCGGCAGATTTTAAGATAGCAGGCATGACACCAAAACAGGTGGCAGCTGTGATTGAGAAACTTATTGCAGCCGGTAAGATGGAAGAGGGAGGATTAGGAATATACAGCACCTGGATACATTATGACCACAGGAATGTTAAAGCACGTTGGACCAAATAAATAGTTATGGCAAAGAAAAAAGTAGTTAAGATTGATACACCTAATGTTGATGTAAACCTTGAAAAGGATGGCACCAACATTAAGTTAGATATTGATACAAAGAATGTGGATATTAAGTACATTAAAGATGAGGTGAACAAAGAGTTCAACCTTGATGGTAAGAACATTGATGTACACATCAATAAGACCCCGGAGGGTGTGGAGGTGAAAGTCGATGCCAAAGGGGTTTTTTGGAAGGCTGTTGCAAAGAGAGTAGTTAAGTTTATTCTCAAGAGATTTAAGTTAGGAAAATAGTATCTGGATACTTACCATTAGAACAGTTACCGGATCAACTCCCCCATGTAATGTGGTGTTACATGTCTAAGCTCACTAAATAAGGTGGGCTTTTTTAGTTATTAACATCCAATTGTTAATATGTTTTTTGTCTAATTATTTGCATATATGAAAAAAGATACTAACTTTGTTTTATAAATAATTAACAAAAACAGTATGAAAACAAAATTTACCAAAGAATGTAACACATGTTGCGGGAGTGGATCAGTAACATTCAATGACTCATGGGATGAGCATCCATCAAGAGATTACTCATTTGATTGTAAGGAGTGTGACGGTGAGGGCCATATCATTGATGAGGCTGAACTATGGACAGAAATCTGCAATGTTGAGGATATGATTGATGGCATGATCACCAGGATTAGAACAACATCTGACAATATCAAGATGTGTGCTAAGTTTGAAATGTTGCCTGATTTTGTTGCAAGATACAAAAATACACTGCACACACAGGCAAGAGCTCTTGCAAGATTAGAAACTTATTGTGCTAACCTTAAAACTCAGATGCCATGAATCAAGCCATTAAGGACATTTTAATCGCATATGCGGCACTTTCTCTTGTTGCAGGTATATTGATATACATCGGAGTAATTGGATAGCATGAGAGAGAATAAAATAACATTAGCTTATGTCAGAGGATGGGATCACTTTGACATGGATAGATACAATAATTATTTAAAAGCATTAAACCATGTGGAAAATACGTTATCGCGGTTACATTGGAGGAGCTTGGAGGATATTAGAAAAGAACGTGAAAGCAGAATCAGAATGGGAAGCACGCAGAATGAGCAACCTTTGGGAGAAACTAATCATTAAAATTGAGAGGGTATGACATTAGATGAGATAATAATCCAAAGATATGCTAACATGCGTACTATTGACTTAGCTAATGAGCTTGGTGTTAAGTACTGCACTGTGGCCAACAAAGCATACAGAATGGGATTGAAGAAATCAAAGGAGTATCTTGCATCTGAATTATCAGGGAGGAGAAACTTACTTGAGAAAGGAATGGCAACCAGGTTTAAAAAAGGTAACATAGCTCACAACAAAGGAGCTAAGATGCCTGAGCATGTGTATGAGAAAGCTAAGGCAACCATGTTCAAAAAAGGTAACAAGCCATCTAACACACAACCGGTTGGAACTATCAATTTTAGAACTGACTCAGCGGGTAGAACTTATGCATACATCAAGATAAAAGATAGTGATTGGAGGTTGATGCATAGAGTGGTATGGGAGGAGCATAATGGCCCAATACCACGTGGTATGGTTGTGAGGTTCAAAGATGGCAACACAATGCATTGGGATATAAATAACTTGGAGTTGATTGGTCAGTGTCAAAACATGGAGCTGAACACCATACAAAGGTATCCTAATGAGATTAGGCAAGTAATAAAGTTAAACAATAAATTAAAAAGAAAAATCAATGGCACGAAACAAAATCAATGATCTGCGTGATCACTTATTCTCAGCATTAGAGAGATTAGATAATGATGAGCTCACAATGGAGGAGCTTAATAAGGAAATTGAAAAAGCACAGGCAGTGGCAACAATTGGATCTGTTATCATCCAGAGTGCAAAGATTGAGGTTGATTACATCAAGGCAACCGGCATGATTGAGTCAAGCTCTGAACTATTCAAAGGTATTAACGAACAAAAGAGATTATCATGAAAACAGCATTACAGCAAGCATTTGCAAGATTAGAGGAGTTACATCCATCACTGTTTGACATACACACTGAGAAAGGCAGGACATTTGTCAATGAGTTTAGTAAGTTTTTAGAGGTGGAGAGGGAGCAGATATTAGATTCGAGACTTGATGGTTTCAAAAATTCAGCAGAAGGATGGAATGGTGAATATCCATTTGAAGGAATGACAGATTATTACATTTCATTAGACATTAAAAATGATGATTATTACAACGAAACCTTTAAATCAGAATAGAATGAAAGCAAATGAATTGAGAATAGGTAATATTGTAAGTATGCATAGATATATTGGAAACTATTGGAGCTGGACATTTATTTCTCATGAAGATATTTATAGTATTGCTTGCGGTAATGAAAAGAACTATAATCCAATACCACTAACAGAAGAATGGTTATTGAAGTTTGGAGCAAAAGAATTAAATGCCAAAAGAGATGTTTTAAAAGAGTTTGTTTTAAAAACAGTTAGAATTGAAATGTCTAATAGTGGTAATTTTTACTATAAAAATTCAAAATTAATTTTAGAATCAGTCCACCAATTGCAAAACCTTTACTTTGCATTAACAGGTAAAGAATTAACCTTTAAATCAGAATAGAATACCATAACGAGCGCATCCTCGAAATGGTAGTAAAATAAAATAAAATGGAAATACAGAAAATAAAAAAGCGGTTACAGACAATTGAAAAAGAACTTGAAAAAGTAAGGAATTATAGTGCTCAAGCTGATGGCTGGCAAACACAACGCTTTGCAAAGAAGTCAAGGAAATATGATTATTTAGCATTAGAAAAATTTGAATTACAGAAAAAACTTGAAGAATATGAAAACAGCAGTAGAACAATTTACATTAGCCTTAATAAGAGCAAAGGCAATTAAACCCAGTGCAACAAAAGATTTTGTAAAAGCAAATACAGATGCATTGGCAGTTGAGCAAGAACAAATTAATAATGCACATTATGAAGGTAGTGAAAATTACAGGAGACAATACTACAACGAAACCTTTAAATCAGAATAGAATGAAAACAGCAGTAGAATGGTTGATTGAAAAAATGTCTTTAGAAGATGTTTGTAAATACTCTAATGAATTAGCAGAAGCCAAAGAAATGGAGAAGCAGCAGATAAAAAATGCTTATTACACTGGTGGCGATGATGTTGAAGATAACAGAGATAGAGAAGCTGAAAATTACTACAACGAAACCTTTAAATCAGAATAGAATGAAAACAGCAGTAGAACAATTTACATTAGCCTTAATAAGAGCAAAGGCAATTAAACCCAGTGCAACAAAAGATTTTGTAAAAGCAAATACAGATGCATTGGAAATAGAAATTAAACAAGCACATGAATATGCTGAATTTGCAATTAGATGTGATAGAAAAGATATGAAAATATTAAACTTTGATGGATATATTAAACTTAATTCAGAACAATGCAAATAACAAACCCAACACGTTTAGTCTTAGCATGGAAGGCTATGGCATACACATTAAAATTTAATTGATATGACAGCAAAACAAATTAGGTGGTCACGAATAATTAAGCACTCAATACAGTATTTTTTTACACTGAATAAAATCTACAAATATGAGATTGAGCATTATTATTACATGGTAAAATTTAAATTATAAGACAATGGCAGAAGAGGCTAAAATGGCACTGTTACTTTTCACAGTGGGAATAATATTAATACTTATAGGATTATGGAAGAAATCTTAAAATACATTGAGGATAACAACCTCAAAGCGAGACACAGATACAGAAAATACAGTTACAAAAGATTTTACCTGTACAACCTGCTAAGGAATGAAGGGTTCACTCTTTATGATATAGCAAATATGTTTGAAAGGGATCATGCAACTGTAATCTATGGCATCAAAACACACAAAGATTTGATTTCAGTTAAGGATAAACTTTACCTTGATCATGTTGATGAGTTGATTGTCATGTTTGAGTCAACACCTAAGTCATACAGTTTAGTAACAGATGTTATCAACTGTTATAGTTTAGAGAGATTGAAGAAAATTAAGTTCAGAATTAAAAACAACATGTATAAAGATATATCTTTGTAGTCATACTGTTTGATTTTATTTATTGAAAAGACCCTCTTTGCACTGCATGGAGGGTTTTTTTGTGCTTTATTGCAATAGTAAAGTATTTTATAACTAATTGATAATCAACACTTGCAAGGGTAACAATGGTAAAAATGCTTTTTTTGAAAACTTTAAATAGAAATAATTTATTTTTATTTTTAAAATAAAATATTATTTATCTCATATATAATTAAAATTTTTACCCTTGTATCCCTTGCAACCCAGTAAAACATTGACTTTTTACCCTTGCTTTACCCTTGCAAAATTAGATTTTACCCTTGCACCCCTTGCATATATGTTTTTTTATTTTTATATTTGCAAAGTGTAGTTTAGGCTTAGCGGCTTGACGCAAGTGGTTCACGTTCCAGCTGCACTCTTTTTTTAACAACGTGAGCAAAAACGTAAAAAATATTATGATTAGTTATTGGATTAGTGTAAAAGACACAAAAAAAGATTTTGAACGTACATCAGTTGATGAACTTTTAAATCGTATCAAGAATGGTTATTGGAAAGACCAAGTTGAACTGGTTCGTTCTGAACAAGATGAAGCAAGAAAAAAACAACAAAAGGCTGTACTTCCAAGTGTAACTATCGGTGGAGTATTTAATGAAAGAAAAGAACAAGGACTTGAAAAGCATTCAGGTTTTATCTGTATTGATGTTGATAATTATACAGATAGATCTAAAATAAATGATGATCCATATACATATGCTTTATTTAGTTCTGTTGGAGGTAATGGATTTGCAGTTATTTGCAAAGTTGACCCATTAAAACATAAAGAATCTTATAATTTTATTGCTGAACATTATTTTTTAAATTATGGAATAACAGTTGATCCAGCTCCAAAGAATGTTGCAAGCTGTAGATTTGTAAGTTATGACCCGGATTTGTTTTTAAATACAAAATCCAAAAAATCAAAGTACAAAATTGAAAAGAAAAGACTGCCTAAAAACATTTCTATAATTGTACCTAAAACAGATATTGGTGAATTAGTAAATCAAGTCACCAAATCAGTGGCCGATGAATATCATGATTATTTAGCTTTGTCATTTTCAATTGCTGTTGGATTTGATAATGATGGCCGCGAGTATTTTCACAAACTTTGTAGTTTTTCAGATAAGTATGATCCAGCTCAAACAGATAAGCAGTATGATATTGCTTTAAAAAGAACTGGAACGGGTATAACAGTAGGTACATTTTACTATTTTCTTAAAAAAGGTGGTGCTGATTTAACAAAATACAATTCAGATAAAGCAATTTCAAGTGTGAAACTGGCTAAAAGAATGAATACACCAAAGGTAGAAGTTGTTAAAGAGCTGGCAAGAGAGAAAAATATTGATGAAAATGAAGCTCTTGAGATAGTAAATGAAATTTTTGAGCGTAATGATATGGATATTAGGCATGAAGGAGGTGCTGAAAATATGATTATCAACTGTTCTAATTTTATTTTAAAACGGTTTAACATTAGAAAAAATCTAATTAGCAGAAAATATGAGTGGAATGGGATACCAATGTATGATAAAGAATTTAATACGGTTTTCCTTGAATGCAGAATGACCTTTGATGATAAGTCTATAACATTTGATATTGTAAATCGTATAATTCAATCAGTTGCTATACCAGAATACAATCCATTTTTTGAATATATTGAAGCAAATAAGCATAGAATTTCAACTGGAAACATTCAAAAATTATGTGATTCTGTAAAAAGTAACACATCATTAAAAGATAGATTTATTAGAAAGTGGATGATTGGAATTGTAGCATGTATTTATGGCAATCCTGTACGTTCAGTTTTAGCATTAACAGGCGGTCAAAATACAGGAAAAACAGAATGGTTTAGACGATTACTTCCAAGTGCACTTCAACCTTATTATGCTGAATCAAATTTAGATAGAGGTAAAGATGATGAACTATTGATGTGTGAAAAACTCATTGTCATGGATGATGAGATGGGAGGTAAGTCAAAGCAAGATGAAAAGAAATTCAAAGAATTAACATCAAAAAATTATTTTTCTCTTAGAGCTGCTTATGGTAGATATAATGAAGATTATAAAAGACTGGCTATTTTATGTGGCACATCAAATGACCATCAGTTAATAAATGATTCAACAGGTAACACAAGAATTTTACCCATAGAGGTAGTGTCTATTGATCATGCTTTATACAATTCAATTGATAAAGATGATTTATTTATGGAGTTACATCGTGCATACACAAGTGGTGAGGTGTATAATTTAGTTGAAACTGAATTAAGTATTTTGAATGAAGTAGGTAGATCATTTGAATCTATACCATTTGAACGTGAGTTGATATTGAAATTTTTTGAAATACCATACAATAGAGGTGAATGGCTAACAGCAACTGAAATAAAGGATATTATTGAAACATATTCAAAACAGCGAATACTTTCTATGAAAAAATTAGGAAGTGAATTGAAACAAACTTTTGGAAATCCTATGTTTAAAGATAGGTCAAACAAATATTATGTAGAGAGAAAGTCTGAAATTATGGATCCATTTAATACTTTTTCGCTATGATAGAATTGTATGATTATCAGAAACAGTATATTTCAGAAATAAAAAAACACTTTGCAAATGGCAAAAAGCGTTTAGTATTATGTTCTGCAACTGGAAGTGGAAAAACAGTGATGTTTAGCTACATGACAAAACAAGCCTTTGAAAAAAATAAAAGGATTTTAATTTTAACAGATAGAAAAGAATTATTTAGTCAATCAAGTGGTGCACTGGTTGAAATGGGATTGCATTGTAATGAGATAAAGCCAAACAAAAAAGTAGATTTTTCACATTCTTTGTATGTTGGTATGATCCAAACAGTCACACGTAGAATTAAGAATGTAGAATATCAAGAATTAATTAAATCATTAGATTTGATTATTTTGGATGAAGCTCACAAATCTATATTTGATCCTATCTTTGAATATGTTTCAGATAAAACATTTGTAATTGGAGCAACAGCAACACCTCATCGTGAAGGAAAACAACAATCACTTGATAAATTTTACGATGAAATAGTTCAGGTGATAGACACACCAGATTTGATTATCAAAGAGAAATTATCACCATGCAAAACTTATGGAGTAAAAGTAGATTTATCTGGCATAAAAACTAAAAGTGGTGATTATGATGAGAAATCGATGGCCGACAAATTCAGTGAAATAAAGTTATTTCATGGAGTATATGAAAATTATATAAGAATTTGTAATGGTAAAAAAGCAATTGTATTTGCTCCAAATGTAGAAAGCAGTCGCGAACTTGTTAATGACTGGACAGATTCAGGACTTCCAATAAAACATGTTGATTGCTACATGACAGATTTAGAACGAAAAGAAATAATTGAATGGTTTAAAAATACTGATGGTGCAATTATTTCAAACTATGGAATTTTAACTACCGGATTTGATGTTCCAAGTATTGAAGTAGTAATACTGTATAGAGCAACAAAATCACTTCCTTTATTTTTACAAATGGTAGGAAGAGGATCAAGAATATCAGATGGCAAATATGAATTTATTTTACTTGATTTTGGTAATAATGTAAAAACTCATAACTATTGGGAACATCCAAGACAATGGTCATTGAAAAAAAAAGAAAAGAAACAGGGAACTGCTCCAATTAAAGAATGTCCAAGTTGTTCTTTTTTAGTTCATGCACCAGTAATGATATGTCCTGAATGTGGTCATGAATTTGAAAAATCTGAAAAAGAAAAAGAGCAACAAATAATTGCAGAATTAGTTTTGATGAGTGGTATTGACATAAAAAAACTTGCAGAAAAAGCATCAATACAACAACTAATTCAAATTCAAACAACAAAAGGATATCAAAAAAGCTGGATTTATCACTACTTAAAAACAGCTGATGATTTTAAAGAATATGGTAAAATAATGAAATATCACCATAGGTGGGCAACACATCAAATTCAAATGAGAAATTTATGAAAAATGAATCAGCAATACAGCAAGAATGTTTTATATGGTTTAACAACACATTTTGTTTAAAACATCATAATCCAAGATTTATTATGTTCAGCGTTCCAAATGAAGGGAAAAACGCAACTGAACAAATTAGAAAAAAACAAATAGGAATGCTTCCAGGTGCAAGTGATACAATTATAGTATTGAATAGTCAAGTAATATTCTGCGAGTTTAAAGATGAAAAAGGAAGGCAATCAGATAAACAAAAAGATTTTGAAGAGAGAGTTGAATCATTGAATCATAAGTACTGGGTGATACGATCACTTGAAGAGTTTAAAACTAATATACAAATTGAACTACTATGAGAATCAAGCTAAAATTTCCCCGCATCATTGTGAATTTAAAGCACAAAAAAAAGAAATATAAACACCCGGTCAAGGGTATTAACAACGAATCAACAGATAACTGTTAATAACTTTATTTTGTACTTATGCAATCTTTTCTTATCTTTGATGAAAATAAAAACAGTATGGAAAAAGAAATCAAAACAGCGACTGAGAAAATCAAGGAGCTAAATGAGTTAGGTAACACCTTGACTCTACACCAAAAACTACACCGGGCAAAGTTAGCCATTGGTAAGGTAGTTAAGAACGCACAAAGCCATCATTCAAAGTATGCTGACCTCAATGCTATCATGGCAGAGGTTGAGCCTGTATTACTTGAGAATGGCTTAATCTTATTACAGCCTATCCAAGCCAACAGTGTGTGCACTCAGATTGTTGACATTGACTCAGGTGACATGATTGTATCTATTATGGACTTACCTCAAGGTATTACACCTCAGCAAATGGGTAGTGCCATAACCTACTATCGTAGGTACACCCTTCAAAGTGCTCTCTCATTGCAGGCAGTGGATGATGATGGTCAACAGGCATCAAAGGACCAACCAACTGAGACTAAAAAAGAGTCATTGTCAGATGCACGTTTCAAGGCTGCTCTTGCTAAGATTAAGGCTAATGAGTTCACAGTTGAGGAGTTGAAAGCTAAGTTTTATTTAACCAAAGAACAGGAGGCACAACTATGAAATGGAGGCCATCACAATTAGGTAAGCTCATGACTAACTCCAGGAGTAAGTCAGAGCTATTGTCTGAGACTGCTAAGTCTGAGATACGTAAAATAGCTAAACAGGATTTCTTTGGATACAGCTCAGACATTAAGACTAAGCCAATGATCAAAGGAACTGATTGGGAACAGGATGGCATTGATCTACTCAATGATGTTCGTTTCACTAAAAAGTACAGTAAGAACACAATCAGAGTAACTAATGAGCTAATGTCAGGATGTTGTGACATCTTACTTGATGATGTAATCATTGACATCAAGAGCTCCTGGTCATTAGAAACCTTCCCGGCAACACCATCAGAAGGTGAGAACTCCGATTATGAGTGGCAGGGAAGAGCATACATGTGGCTGTATGATAGGCCATCATTTGAGTTAGTCTACACCATGTATGATACAGATGATACTCTGCTCACTGATTGGGATAACAAATCAATTCATAAAGTCAATCACATACCTGCACACCATAGGGTGACTGTGTTAAGATATGAGAGAGACTTAGCCATTGAGGAACAGATAAAAGAGAGATTAAGGGCATGCTCTGAATATTATGCTCAATATGTAAATGAGTTAAACAGTAAATAATTTATTAACAATCAAAACAAAATATAAACAATGTCAGATTCAACAATCAAAGGAGCTATCAAGCTCATTAACCCAATCAAAGTAATCAGTGATAAATTCTCAGTGAGAGAGTTCGTAATTACAACACCGGATGCCAAGTATCCACAGGACATACTGTTCCAAACAATCAATGATAAGATGGGTGTCTTAGAGTCATTGGGTGTAGGTCAGCAAGTGGAAGTGTCATATAATGTGAGAGGCAGGGAGTTCAATGGGAGGTATTACAATACTCTTGATGCATGGAAGGTTGAGGTCACAGGACCAAGAGAACAAACAGTTAATATTGCTCCACCATTAGATATTGAACAAGATGACCTCCCGTTCTAAAATTGTCTACATCAAAGATGATGAGACGTTCACTGACTCAGTGAGAGGTGAGCTCAAAGATAAGCTATCCAGGAGATACAAGATAGTACATTTGGCAGAGGATGTTGGTGTGGATAAGTTTCAAATGTACAGGTTCATGTATGGTAAGGAGGTGACAGGTAAGTTCTATGATAAGGTGTTTAAATACTTGATGAAATGATAGAAGAGACACCATTCAAAGGATCACCATTACAAACTGAGATACGTAATGCTCAAGGTGATAAACTGCATACACTACGAATATTAATAACAGTAGCAGCTAACAACAAGCCTGAGTCATTGTTTTGGAATGAAGCATTTGAAATGATAAACAAAAAGAAATGAACTACTTAGAACAATTAGTCAACAATCTAAACTTAGATGGGATATACTATACACCTAAGGAACTGATTGATAAGCTCAACAGCGATTGTATTATAGGCAATCCACCTTTTAAAGTATAAAACTCTGGTAAGCCAACCCCCATGTCACTTAGATCGGCACTATGTCACAGGGGGAACATACTCAGGCTCTGGTAAGCCACAAGCCATCCAAGAAAGTAGACGTACAAGTAATGCAGGTGCATGGCAACACCTTCAATGGCAGCCATAAGGGGAGTGTAACAGCTCCCTTTATTATGTTAATAACTTTTACTAACTTAGCCAAGTGTTAATCATTGAACTGCATAGAAAACAGAAACCATTTGCCATTACAGTAACTAATGAAACACATGGGCGGCTGTACTCAATACTGTTCAAAGATAGATACATTAGGTGCCAGGAGCTCACACGATATGAGATCAGATGGTTCTGTGATAACATCAATCTATTCAAAGTGACACATGAGACACCACATGGTAGGGTATATGAATACAGGAAGTTCAAGAGGTCAATCAGTAACTCAATGAGACATAATTTTTTAGTAAGAAATAAGATAATAAATGATAGATACATCTGACATTGATAAGACCAAAATAATGGAGCTTATCAACCTAATCTCTGATATTGGATATGATTACATAAGCAATCCAACAGATGCACTGAATTACACTAAGGCAATCAATCTTTTAAAATATGAACTCACAAGAGACTAAGAAAATTTACTCATTCAACTTTGAGACCAAAACAGCTTACATCAATGATGAGCCATTGGGTGCTATTGTTGATCATTCAGACACATCCATAAATGTTCTATGGGATGATGGCATTGAGCAAGAGTTTAGGCTGTGGCAACCTGTTAAAAATTTCACTAACTTTGAGGCATGAGAAAGAAAATCAAAGTAGTATTAGGGCTGATCATACTTCCTATATTCACACTGTTATATTTTGCAGATAAGTTCGTTCTATGGTTTATGCCATGGAAGAGTTCGGATACTATTCAGAAGTGGATATATGACCCTAAGAAAGCAACTCAGAGCCTATTCAGAGTGATTGGTGCACTGGCTATCTTTGGTTTATATGAGTTGATAACTAATCTATTTTAACTACACCGAAAATACACCGATTATGTCAAGGGAAGATAATTTAAAACCAGCGTGGCAGTCAGGTCAAAGTGGTAATCCTGGAGGCAGACCCAAAGGAGCACGCAACAGAAGTACTATTTTGAGAGAGTTACTTGATGTAAATGACCAAGAGTTAAAGATGCATCAAGCTCAGATTGATAAGGCCATTGAACAAAAGGATACTAATGCCTATAAGGCTGTGTTAGATAGTGCATATGGTGCACCCGTTCAACAGGTAGAGCAGACACAAACCAATGTGGACCTCACAGGGTTATCAACAGATGAGATAAAATTACTACTCAAAGGTGAATGAGACACAAAAAGCAATTAGGAACTTATTATATCTCGAACTTTGCAGGAGGGAATTTTGGGAGTTTTGTCAGTACTATGACCCGGCATTCTTTGAGAGTAGAGTATTTCTACACAGTGTCGCACAATCATTTCAAGATTTAGAGGAGGGTAGTATTAGATCACTCAGTGTATCCATGCCACCAAGGGCAGGCAAGTCATATATCAGTTCACTGTTTTGTGCCTGGACCATTGGCAGGAACCCGGCAAGATCAGTAATGAGAAACGCATGTACTGCCACATTATACCTTAAGTTCAGTTATGATGTTAGAAACATTGTCAAGAGTGATAAGTTCAAACAGGTGTTCCCATCTGTTCAGCTGAGTGATGACAAGGCTAACCTTCAAGGTTGGAACACCAATTACGCTAAGCAGGTGAGTTACTTTGGAGCAGGTGTTGGAGGTACTATCATTGGATTTGGAGCTGACAACATAGCAGTAACAGATGACCTTTACACAGGATTAGAACAGGCATTATCAGATACTCAGAATGAGAGAATCATTCAATGGAAGGAGGCAACACATGACTCAAGGTTTGAATCTGGATGCAAGAGGATTGACATAGGCACACGTTGGTCACTCAATGATGTGATAGGCAGGCAAATGAATGATGGCATCTATGATAGATCCATTGTCATTCCTGCATTGATAGATGGCAAATCATTCTGTGAATCAGTCATGACTACAGATGAGTATCTGACTAAAAAGAAACGTACTGAGCCATCCATTTGGGAGGCTGAATACATGCAGAGCCCTGTAGATATTCAAGGTAGGTTATTCAATGACCTTAAAACCATGCAGTTAACTGAGTTTAATTCAATCAAAAGTACAGTTCAAGGTTGCATTGCTTACTGTGATGTGGCAGACCAGGGAGCAGATTTCACAGCATTTGCAATATTAGCAGTGGCAGGTAATGAGTTCTATCTGGTTGACTATGTGTTCAACAAATCAAATACAGATGTGACCATGCCACTCATTGCAGCAAAGCTCAATCAATGGAATGTTACCTATTGCAGGGTGGAATCCAATAGCATGGGTGCCATGTTTGCAAGAGGATTGCAGAAACAAACTAACACAAAGATATTACCTGTTCACAACTCAGTGAATAAGATAACCAGGATCATAATGCAATCTGTTTGGATACAGCAAAGGATTACATTTGTCAACAATGGCACTCCTGAAAGTGAGTTATTCATTCAGAATGTACTGCATTTCAGTAAGGAGGGTAAGAATAAGAATGATGATGCACCAGATTGCTTAGCCGGGTTGGCCATCTTTGCACAATCCATGTTCAGACAGTTGGCTTAATCAGACCCCCTTTTTGTTATGTAATTATTTATTATATTTGCCAAAACATTATTAAATGGCATTTGATTTCATTAGTGCATTTGTTGATAATTATGCCAATACAGACCGGTATCGTAACTTAACAAGGCAAATCTTCCCTCCTGCAATACAGATATGGGGTAAAAAAGAGGCTGTTTGGTTAGATACAGGTGATGCATGGAGGCTGTTTATTGATATTCCTGAGTTAAGGAGTGTTGTAAATAAGCGAGCCACAATGATGAGTACAAACATACCTACTTTGTATGATAAGGATGGGAACTTAGTCACTGATCATTGGATTAATGACCTAATCAATAAGCCTAATGGGGTGCAGTCATGGTCAGATGTGGTATATTCAATGAGTGTACAGGATGCATTATACTCTAATGTGGTTGCTTACTGTCCATTGAGATCATTTGGAGTTAGGAATCTAATCATAACACTGCCAAATAACAAGGTTAGAATCAATCTGAGTGGTAAAAAGCTCAAACAAATGGAGGCTAATGACCTCATTACTTCATTTGAGTTCACTTATGATGATGGATCTAAGGAGACAATTACCTTTGATGATACAGTTTACTTGACCACAGCGGATGGAATGAACATAGTTAGACCTATCTCAAGGATAGACTCATTGAGATTACCTCTATCTAACATCATGGCAAGCTATAACAAGCGTAATGTATTACTTGAGAACCTTGGAGCTATTGGAATCCTATCTGCTCAGAGTAATGACATGGGAGGAGCTATCCCAATGACCCCAGAGGAGCGTCAAAAGATACAAAAAGATTGGTACAGAAGGCAAAAAGATGAGTTAATTATCACTGAATCCAATGTAAATTGGCAGCCAATGAGTTATCCAACAAGGGATCTCATGTTATTTGAGGAGCTTACAGAGGATAAGTTGGCAATCATTGATGCATTTGGATTGAATTACAATCTATTCTCAAGTGAGAAAGGTGCGACATTTACCAATGTGAGAGACTCAATCCGGATGTGTTACACTGATACAATCATTCCTGAGACACAGCAAATCTATGACTCAATGATATCTCAATGGGGTTTGCAAGGTCAGTACTATCTACAGGCTAACTTTGATCACTTACCAATCTTACAGGATGATGAGAATCAGAAAGCAACTGCAGAGAAAACCAAAGTAGATACATTCAGTGTCATGCTTAGAGATGGGGTAATTACACAGCAACAATATGCAGAGGAGTTTGATATTGAGTTACAGAAACAAGACAGAACAGAATCACAAGCGGCCGCATTAGCTCAGGCACAAACCAACCTCAAAGGAACTGTTGGGGGGTTAGATGGTATCATTGGACTCAATACTGCAGTTAGCAGTGGTGCAATGGATAGACAAACAGCTGTGAATACATTGGTTAACTACTATGGTTATGACAGTATCACAGCCAATTCAATGATAACTAATCCACAAGCCAATGCCAATACCTAAGCCAACAGGAGATGAGAATGAGGAGCAGTTCATTAGCAGATGTATGTCAGATGAGACAATGGCATCTGAATATGATAATGACCAGAGATTTGCAATATGTTCAACAGCATGGACAGATAACACAAAAAGTATGAGTAAGTATGAAATAAAAAGCGGCTTTGAGATCAAGGACATGGACAGCAACAGAAGAGAGGTTGCAGTGTACTTAGCAAAGTTTGGTAACGTTGACAGTGACAATGATGTAATCCAAAAGGGTGCATTTAAAAAGTCTATCCAGGAACGTGGACCAGGTGCATCAAGTAACAGGAAAATAGCATTCTTAAGACACCATGATTGGGAGAAACAAATTGGGGTGTTCAGCAAAATGGAGGAGGATGATAATGGCCTCTTTGCTGTGGGTAGATTAGGCACCTCAACAATGGGTGAGGATGCATGGAGAGACTATCAAGATGGCATCATAAAGGAGCACTCAGTTGGGTTTCAAAGAGTATCTGATAAGACTAAGTTTGTCAAGGATACATCCAATCCAATGGGAGGCTTTACTCTATTGCAAGAAGTTAAACTTTGGGAGGGTTCTGCAGTTACCTTTGGAGCAAATGAGTTAACCAATGTGGTGAGCATCATGAAGAGTGAGAATAAGAAAACTTTTATAGATAAGATTTCAGATGATTTACAAACAGTAATCAAGGCCTTAGTAAATGGAAAGGGGTCAGATGAGCGTTTGTATGAATTAGAAATGAAAGCCAACTTCCTATCAAGTCAATTGACTTTACTCGCACAAACAGAACCGGAAAGCCATTCTGTTAAATTGTATGAGCCGGAGCAACCAACCTTTGATTGGACAGAGGTAATTAGTAAACTTTAATTAATTTAATTTTAAAAACAAAATGGAAAACCAATTAACACCTGAGCAAGTTGTTGAAAAGATCAACGGTTTGTTCTCTGAAAAAATGGCAACTGTACCTACAAAGGATGAGGTTGCTCAATTAAAAAGTGAGCTTGATAACTTCAAAGCTATTGAAGTAAAGAACTCTGAAATGGAAAAAGCAATTGCAAAGATGGAAGGTCGCATTGAGGCAATGTCTGAGAAGGCAGTTGATGCACCAAAAGCTCAAGGAGCTAAAACTATCAAAGAGGCATTAGTTAAAACTTACACTGATAATGTAAAACAAATTTCTGAATCTATTGAGAAAGGAAGTAGAATTACATTAGATGTTAAAGTTGACACTACAATTGATGGTGATTACACAGGTAATGTTGCACTATCTGTATTAGAGCCAGGAGTAAACAGAATTTCAAGACCTATCAGACGAATCAGAGAGATCTCTAATGTAGGTTCAACAACATCAAAATTTGTTACTTACATCCAACAAACTCAAAATGTAACACCAGGTGAAGGAACACTATGGGTTAATGAGGCTGGTCCTAAATTTAACGGAGAGGTTAAATATCAAGAGGTATCAGAGGAAGTGAAAAAAGTTGCTGCATACATCAAAGTATCAAAAGAAATGTTGGCTGACTTAGCATTCGTAAGATCAGAAATCAACACTGAATTGATGGAAGCTATTGAGCAAAACATTGATTTCTCATTAGTAAATGGTGCAGGTGGTGTTGACCTTAACGGATTATTAGGTAATATTCCTAACTTTTCAGCAGGTACATTTGCAGGTACTATCCCAGGAGCTAACATCATGGATTTAATCCGTATCTGTAAAGCTCAGATTGAGGCTGCTAACTTTGTTCCAACACACGTTGTATTGAATCCAGAGGATGTTGCTAAAATTGAGTTGACTAAAACATCTACAGGTGAGTACACTTATCCTGCATTTTGGGATGCTAACATGAGAGTTGCCGGATTGGTTGTTGTTTCTTCAAACAACATCACTGCAGGTACTATGATTGTTGGTGATTTCACTAAATTCAACATCAAGTTCAGAGAAGACATGAACATGTCAGTAGGTTATGAGAATGATGACTTTACACGTAACATGGTTACAATCCTTTGTGAGGCTCGTTTGGTATCTTACATTAAAGGTAATGACGTGAATGCATTTGTTGAGTCTGACATAGCAACTGACATAGCTCTAATCAACGACTAAAATTTAATCCAATATGGAAAAGAAACCACGCAAAAAGAAGGTTGCTAATGTAGAATTAGAGAATAAGATTGATGCTCCAACTGTTGAGGTTGTGAGTTTAGATCCAAAAGCTGAGTATACATTCATTAGCAATGGCACTTTCCCTGGACTTGGCAAAGGTCAAGTATGGAAAATGTTAGGCTCAAAGGCAGAGATTTTGGTAAAAAAAGGATACGGAAAAATAAAATAAAATGATACTTTCAATTCAAGATTTTACGGGCAAATATCAAGTATCTACAGGAATGTATGACCAGGCAAGATTGCAGGATTACATCAATAGATATGAGCCACGTTATTTGAAACAGTTGTTTGGTGTAACTTTTTACAATGAGTTTCAATCAGACCTGCTTAATAATGTGCCTCAAAGTCCTAATTTCTTGAT